CACCTTTGATTGACTGATAAAGATTTTTAGATTCTTTTAAAGTTTCAACATCGTCAAATCTTCTTAAGATATTAATTTTCTCTTTCTTAGTAGTCGAATGTTCAGTGAACAATCTTGTAGCATATGCCAAGTTTGAGTTGAAGATAGCAACTTCGTTAAGTTTTTCTCTGAAAACATTTAACGCTTTTCTATATTCTTCATTCTTTTCTCTCAACATATTAACTTCTTCTTGAGTAGATTCTACTTTAACACCACCTTTACCATAAACATAGTTTCTGTTGTTTGTGATGCCTTTTCTTAGACCTCTACCTTCTTTGGAACCCATTCCATAAGTTCTAGCAGCTTCTTTAGTTTCTTCCTTTTCGAAAGCCTTTGTTTTTAATGTGTCACCTTTTTTAGTAGTGTAATCTTTATCACCTTTAAAAGTTTTAGATTTATCACCCTTGTTCATTCCGTAATCACCTTCTTTTGTTTCTGCCTTTACAACTTTGGATTTTCCTTCCATATTTGCTCCTTTCTTGTATTGGAATTTACTAGCTTTACCAGTACCCACTGATTTAGGACCTTCTTTTTTGTCCTCTTTAAATCCACCTACAGATTTTGTCTTATAAGTAAATTTAGGGCCTGAGCCAATTCCAACACCTTTAGGTTTTACTGTAGACTTTCCTTCTCTAACAGTTCTTCTTCGGTTGTAAGATTCGTCCAAATCTTCATCGTCATCTTCTTCCATCATGTCATCATCATCTGATTCCATCATTTCATCGTCATCTTCTTCCATCATGTCATCATCATCTGATTCCATCATTTCGTCGTCATCTTCTTCCATCATGTCATCATCATCTGATTCTTCGAATTCGATTTCGTACATAACTTCGTCTTCGTCTTGGTCTACTTCGATATCTGAAGCGTCACCGTCTTTTGAAAAAATTGCGTTAATCACATCTTCTGTGTCAACATCCATTTCGTCGATTTCATCTAAATTCATAGTGTCATCATAATTTGTGTCTTCTTCAGACTCACCAAGCCTAACAAGATATTCTTGGTCAGCGTTACTGTCAGTTAAGTGAATATCGTCACCATCTTTTTTAACGATGATTCCGTCTTCTTCACCCATTGCTTTAAACACCTTAAGAATTTCTTCATCAGAAGCGTCAGTTAAATCTATTGGACTTTCTTCGGAGTCCATGTCCATGTCTAAATCTAAGTCCATGTCCATATCATCCGCATTATCAGCATCCATATCAACGTCCACATCTTCTGTGTCGTCATCCATGTCTACATCTACGTCAACCTCTTCTTCATCATCTTGTTCTGATAGAGATTCTTTTACTAATTGATTGATTTCTTCCTTCATAGTTGAAGCAAGTATTCCCTTTGCATTTTCGGCAATAGCCTCTTCAACGTTTTTCATTTGAATGAGTGCCTCTTGTACTAAATTTTTATTTTCTTGCATGAAAAAATTGGTTATTTTATAACTAATAAATAGTGTCAATATGGTAAAAGTTTAATTTAGACATATTGCACTAAAGTTTATTTATTTAATATAAATATACCCTAAACAAAAAAAGTGGTCATAAGACCACTTTTATAATTTTTTAATTTGATAATTAACTTTCGATAACCTCGTCAATTTTACTTTCAGAAACTGATGTGATTCTCCAATCGTGGGTGAATCCTTCATATTTCTTTGTGACTTTCGCCTCAACGTCTGTTACTGAGTAACCTTTAACTAATTTTTCTTCTCTAATTTTTTTAATTTTTCCTGAATTCTCGTCAGGTAAATCGTACTGAATTTTTGCTACAAAATATTTTTCTTCCATGTTTTATTATTTTCCTAAAAAATCGTTTAATTTTTTCATTAAGTCAACTGATTTTTCAACATATCCATTACTTTGTTTATGGTTTTTTTCTTCATCTAAATTTTCTTCATATCTTGTTCTATCTTCAGGGTTTGAAAATAAATAAGCACCAGGTGTGGACGGTGAAGAAACTAAGTCAAAACATATTAATTCAAAATCATCTTGAACCTCATTTCTTTCTCCAACTTTTTTAAGAGAACCAACACCTCTTGAAGAAACACCCATAGTAACCCCTTGTCTCATTAAGTTTGCTGCTTGGTCACCTTTAGTTGATACAATTCCTCTTTCGTGAAATCCTGGTGAAGTTAATAATTTTAACTTACCCATTAAGATGTTTCCTTCCCACCAAATTTCTGTAATTAAATGCGCGACTCTATCTAAGTCAATTAAAGAAGATTCAGGGTGATTTAACTCTGAAGTTGATAATCCTTTTGCAATAGCTTTTTTATAATTCTCAGCTTCTCTTTTAAGAATTCTTTCAGGATATGTTCTACCGTTTCTATTTGGTGTATCGTATTTTTGTAAAACAGCATAAAACTCAAATGGGTTTCTAAAATCCATTTCTTTGGCTTCTCTTAGAACCTTTTCATTACGAGCATCTTTAGGTGATACAAAACCTGCGTCAGCCTCGACTAAAATACCGTGACCAAATTCGCTTGCCTCTAATATTCTTAAATTTTTCATCTAATCTTTTATGATAAATATACCGTTATTAATAGTTTATTGGTCATCAGTCTTTTTTGAAGTTGAAAATTCAAAGTATTTGTTCGGTTGAATGTTATTTCTAAATATTGATTTAACGATACCTTTAACTGAATCTTTAATTTCTAATGATTTAAAATCTAATTCAGAATTGGTGTATAGGTTAATCTCTAAGTTAAAAAATGATTTTTTCCCGTGTGAGATTCCACTTGTTCTAAGGTCTAAATCAACAATACTTTTTTCTTGAAAAAGTTTAGTGTTTATTGATTCAAAAACAGAATGTTTTATTTCTCTACCTAAGTTAGAAACTATTCTGTTCCAGTTGTCATATTCTTTTTTTGGAGTCACCCATGATTGGATGTTGATGTATACTGATTTTAAATTTTTTGAATCTACAGTACCATACACGGATTTAATTGGATTGTATAAATTTAACTTTACACTCTTTCCTTTTTTCATTAATTTTCATGATTATATATGTTTATGTTCTGTACAAGAATAAGTCATATAAAACCAATAGTCAAAAATTTTCTCAAACTACAAGATATTTTATAATATATGATAATCATAAACATTAAAAATGGGGACAATTTAGAGAGAGCTCTAAAAACATTAAAGTCTAAGGTAATAAAGACTAAACAAAATCAAAAATTAAACGAGAGAAAAGAGTATACAAAAAAATCTGTGGTCAGAAGAGCACAGATTTTAAAGGCAAAATATATTCAAAGTAAAAATAATAATTAAATTGATTCTTCAAGATTTTTCAATCTTAAGAAATTCATTTGGTCAAATTTTTCGTCTTTTAATTTAGTAATAGTTTCAGAGATTCTTGATTTAATTTCTGATTCATTTTCATTATTCATAATAGTTTCCAATTTATTAATTGCACTTTCACGAATAACTTCAAATTTCTCCTCAAGAATTTTTGTGTCCTCAGAGACAATTTGAATAAATTCTTTTTTAGAATTCTCATCTAAAGTATCAAGATAATTTCTCAATGTTTGGTTTGCTATATTTACCATTGATTTGACAGGAATATTTATAGATTCTTTAACGTTTTGAGGCTTTGATGTAAGAATTGAAACAATATTTTTCTTAGATTTAATTCTTTCTGATAAACTCATTTTTTGAGTGTAAACTAACGTATCAATATCGGTATAACCATTTTTAACTGATTCAGATACTGTTCTTGGTAATTTTATACTTGGTAAAACTCTTTGTAACAACGATATACCTTCTTCTAAGAATTCTTTAGCGTCATCATCATTTAACCCTTGAGGAGTACTCAATTGGTCATATAAAGTATACGCCTTTGACATAGATTTATTGTTCAATACATTGTGTTTGAACTCTCTCAATGTCTTCTTGAATTCCTTTTCATTCTTGTAGGATTCTAGTAGATTATTCTCAATTATGGATTTTATGGTTCCGAAGGTCATTTTGCTCATTTTCAAATAAATACTATGAATTTAGTAACTTATCCAATTCTTTTGAAATTTCTCCTAAAGAATCTTGAGCTTGTCCTAAATCAATCATTCTAGACCCTTCAATTAAGTTACTTTCAATTAAAATGTTCATGTCTTTTTTCTTAGACTCTGGAGCTAATTCTGGTTCACCTGATGGTGGTGGAACTTCTCCTCCTGCTGGAGGAGCCTCTGCAGGTGGTGGTTCAGATGGAGAACTAAATGATGGTGGTGCTCCTAATTCTTCAGTACCTCCTGGTGTAGTTGCAGCTCCTGCCGCAGGTGTCGCACCTGTCGCACTTCCGTATAATTTATCTATGTTATCAAATAATCCTGTTTTAGTAATAACTGTAGGAGTCGCTTTAAGTTCTTCACCAACAGCTCTTTCAACTCTTTGTTGTTGTAAGTCCAAACGAACTTCTTCGTCAGACCAACCAAAGATATGTTTCTTAGCCCATGTAGATGATGTCGCTTGAATACCATTTCCTGGGTCAGATACTAAGTCTTTATACAATAATACTTTTTCTTTCCAAACATCAATCTTCAATAAATCTGCCTGAGTTGATGGATTTGTAAGACCTATAGTAAAGTTTGAAAGTTCATCTTCAAATCCTAATAAGAATAAGTGAACAATCGCAATTTTGTTTAACTCGGCCAACATACTCTTTTGGATTCTGTTGATTGTACGAGCAAATCTAATGTCTTGTAATGCCAAGTTCTTACCGTCACCAACAACTTCTTCAAACCCTAAGAAAGCCTTAGGTACACGAAGTGCAGTTAATAATTTCTTTTGAATATATTCAATATCCGCAATCTCTGATAAGTTAGTTGCTCCAGGTAATGTTGTAATTGGGTCTGGCGCCGCAGGGTCTCTTACAGGAATAAAGTAATCTTGGTCAACCGCCATTTGGTTGAATCTCATATCCACGTTACCTGTATTCTTGTCAAC